AGGACGGGATATCGATGCGAATCTGCACGGGACCGGACATAATTAACCACCTGTTACCCACCCGTATCGATGTCTTGTACGGATACAAGACGATCCGGCCCGAGATGGCTTGCCGCATCGTTGCCAATTCGACCGCGTAGAAAGGAAACGAGAGATGACGATCGCTATAGGAGACAAGGCGACAGGAACCTTGCAGCTGTTTCTGCCCGACGGGACTTTCTTCACCGCCGACTGCGCCCTTAGCGTGATCGGCGCCGGCGAGCGGACGGTTGAGGAGGCCAAGCAGGCGGCCGAGGCTGCGAAGGCGGCTGAAGTTGTGCGGGCCGAGGCTGCGAAGAAGGCTGCGGCCGAGGAGGCCAAGGAGGCCAAGGCAGCGGAGGAGGCCAAGGCCGCCAGGGCTGCCGAGGCTGCCAAGGCGGCGGCTGCAGCAGCGCATCCGGTGGCTGCCCATGCTGCGGCAGCTACGCATCCGGCGGCATCGCCGCGGTAATGCCGATTACATCCAGCGCGAACTGATGGAGAACTGAAATGCCACCTCCCGTTAAGCAGCTATCCGATGGCAACCCCGGCGGCACTGGCCTGGGCCAGACGCCGGCGGATGTCATCTCGTTTTATGGCGTGACGCCCGTGACGCAGCGGGCGGGGACCGTCCAGGCCACGTCGAACATCACGGCGACGAGCAATGCCACCGCGACTTTGCAGGAGATTGCGGCGACACTGATCGGTCTGGGCTACTGGAAGGGCGGGCCTTAGTCGCCTGGCTAAGGTCGTCCTGCACGTCGGCTGCGGGGCCGCTCCTCTGCCCTCGTGGCTCGACGGCGAGGCGGTCCGGCTCGACATAGATCCCGATGTCGAGCCGGACATCGTCGCCTCGATGACGGACATGGGGGCGATCGGGCCGTTCGATGCCGTCTATAGCTCGCATTCCCTCGAGCATCTTTATCCCCACGAGGTGCCGTGGGCGCTGGCCGAGTTTCTGCGGGTTTTGAGGCCGGGCGGGGCGGCCATCGTCTTCGTTCCCGACCTCGAGGACGTGAAGCCGACGGACGACATCCTGTACGAGAGCCCCGGCGGGCCCATAGCGGGTCTTGACCTGATTTATGGCCACCGGGCTTCGTTGCAGGCCAACCCGTGGATGGCGCATCATACGGGCTTCATTTCCGGCACTCTGGCCAGGGCGATGAGCGAGGCGGGATTTCAGTCGGTCAAGGTCGAGCGGCTGAGCTGTTGGAACCTGTTCGGCGTGGGGCTGAAGGCGGCATGATTATTTGATAGAATGCGAGGTGCCAGTCCGTATCAGCGGGCTGACACCTCTAACCCTCAAGCCTTTATGGGAGGCTCGAATGGCTACTCGTATCAAATCACAAAATCGCGTACCGCGAACTGATCTTACTCTCGCTCGATTGCGAGAATTGCTCATCTATGAGCCTGAGATTGGATTATTTCGTTGGCTTCAACGAAAGGGAGGAATGATTTCCGGTGATGTGGCTGGCGGATCAACCCCTTATGGTTACGTCACAATCGGAATTGATGGTCGACGATATATGGCTCATCGTCTTGCTGTTCTCTACATGACAGATGCATGGCCGATAGCAGATGTCGACCATGTCAATGGCGAACGTGCGGATAATCGGTGGGCAAATCTACGTCAAGCAACGCGTCGTCAAAATCTTGGCAATATGAAGCTTCGACCTGTGAGTACGACAGGATTTAAAGGCGTTATTTACGAGGCACGTCGTTGTAAATTTCGAGCCGACATCAGATGTGGTGGGGGGAAATCTCGATATCTTGGACGCTTTGATACGGCCCTTGAAGCGCATGAAGCCTATATGGCAGCAGCGCGGGAAATTTTCGGAGAATTCGCGAGGGCTTTGTGAAAAAGGTGATTTTTTGTTTACCCTTCCTCGAGCGCCCGACCAAGCACGTCATCAAGGCGCTGGAGGATAGTATTCCGGTCATAACCGGGGCCGGCTGGACCGAGGGTTTATGCCAGGAAGTCGGCAACGCCTACATCAGCGTGGCCCGAGCGACGATGCTGCGGAAGGCACTCGACGCCAGGGCCGACGCCATCGTGTTCCTCGACTACGATTTGAGTTGGCGCCCGGAAGACCTCCTGAAGCTGCTCGAAACCGAGGGCGACGTCGTGGCGGGAACCTACCGGTATAAGCAGGAAAAAGAGGAGTACATGGGCGGCTGGCATGTCGATGCGAACCAGCGCCCTGTCTTGCGCGAGGATGGTTGCATCAAGGCTGTGGGTGTGCCGGCGGGCTTCCTCAAGATCACGCCTGCGGCGGTGGGGAAGTTCATGAAGGAATGGCCGGAGCTAGTCTATGGCGAGATCTGGCGCCCGTCCGTCGATCTGTTCAACCACGGCGCCCACGAGGGCACTTGGTGGGGCGAGGACATGGCCTTCAGCCGTCGTTGGACCGAGAAGTGCGGGGATATCTGGCTCGTACCGGATCTGGAGCTCACGCACTGGCAGGGCGAGACGCCTTATGTCGGGAACCTTCACAAATATCTGCTGCGCCAGCCGGGCGGCCGGGACGACCCGATGCGGATGGCGGCGCAATGAGCTTCTGGCGCCGGATGATGGAGCGCTGGCTGGCCTGGATGAAGGCCTGGCGCGAGCCGCCGGCGACATGAGGGGCGAACTGCATCCAGGTGACCGTGTTCGCGCCAAGGTGCGAACCATATTTGGATGGAAGGGTACCGGCACCGTCATTCGTGCCGACTACGGCCACATTACCATTCAAAAAGACGACGACAACGGCAACACGGCAGAATTCGCCCGCCACGAACTGGCCAGGCTGCGTCGTCCGCGCAGCGAGCCGCCGGCGACGTGACATGCCGGTCAATCTTTCCGCCCTCCTGCAGAGATTGCAGCAACAGGCTCAGCAGCCGCCGTTAGCCGGTCCTGCCATGGGCGGGGTGCCCCCGGATGGAGCATTGGGCGGCCCGGCCGATTTTCGCAATCCCTACATGACGCGCCCGGCGCCACAGCAGGGCGTGGGGGCGGCAATCGCCGATGCCATCCAGAGCGCCACGGGATGGCAGCCGGGTACGACACCGTCGTGGATGCCGCAGTCGCTGGTTGACGCCTCAAATGCGAATAAGGCGGCGGCGATGCAAAATCAGCAGGCTCTAGCCAAGTACGGGTTTACGCCCGAGGATGCTGCTATTGCCATGGGATTTGCCGGGCCGACCGGCGAGGCGGAAGGCGCGAAGGGCTTGCTGGGCGGGACTGCTCCTGCCGCGGATGTGGCGCCCGGCATTACCGCTTATCATGGTTCACCGCATAGCTTTGACAGGTTTGACATATCGAAGATCGGCACGGGTGAGGGGGCGCAGGCTTACGGGCATGGGTTGTATTTCGCGGAGAACGAGGGCGTGGCGCGGGACTATCGGGATACCTTAGCGGCCCCGAGATTCCCCAGCTTAGTTGTCAATAAGGACGCTGACGGCTGGGGTCTCTATGACGCATCGGCGGGTGCTCCCGGTCAGCCTCAGAAGCTAGGCACATTCGGAACCAAATCTGCGGCTATGGCGGAAGTTGATCAGCGGCTCAAACAAGTCGAGCAAGCCGCCCCGCCCGGTTCCATGTACCAAGCCCGCATCAACGCCGCCCCCGAGCATTTCCTAGACTGGGACAAGCCGCTGAGCGAGCAGAGCCCGCAGGTGCAGGCGGCGCTGGGTGAGCTTGGGATGCATGAGAAGGATGCCACGGGCGGCCAAATTCACGATTGGCTCGTCAATAGAGAGGGTGGCCAAGCGGGAGGGACGGAGGCGCTTCAAAGTGCCGGCATCCCCGGCATTCGCTACCTCGACCAAGGCAGCCGGGGCGCTGGAGCAGGCACGCATAACTACGTCGTTTTCTCCGACAAGATCATCGACATCCTGAAGAAATACGGTCTCGCCGGTCTCGGCCTTCTGGGCGCCGGCGGTCTGGGAGCGGCAGCCATGCCAAATCAAGCGCAAGCAGGGCAGAAATGACGACCTATGCTGACATGTACAATCGCATCGGCGACGAGATCCAGGACAGTACCCTGACGACCCAGGTGCAGCGCGCCATTCAGGATGCCATCGGGGGCTTTGAGCACAATCGGTTCTACTTCAACACGACCCGCGGCAGCTTCTCGACCGTTGCCAACCAGGAATATTACGGCGCCGCCGATTTCGCCGACATCCCGCGGCTGATCGAGATCATCTCCCTGGTGGCGACCGTCAACGCCGTCGATTTTCCGCTTCAGCCCGAGGACTATCGCCAGATGGACCGGGCGCAGAACAGCTACTACAAGGGGCCGCCCAGGACCTTCGCCTATTACGGCGAGCAGATCCGGCTCTATCCCATCCCGGACCAGGTCTATCCCTTGCGGATGTCCTATCACTACCGGCTGACGCCGTTGGTCAACGCCATCGATACCAATGCGTGGATGACCGAGGCTGAGATGCTGATCCGCCAGACGGCCAAGGGGCTGCTGGCGATCGACGTGCTGCAGGAGCCGAACATCGCGGCGGGCGCCCAGATATTGGCCGACAAGGCGCTGGCCGGCCTGCAGATGGAAACCCGCAAGCGGCGCTCCAACGATACGCTGAAGACCCAACTGCCGCGGCGCTGGCACTATGGCGACGTGCGTTCGGGAGAGACCTGGTGATCGTCAAAAGGATCGGGCCCGGCATCTCTCTGACCGCGACAAATCCGAAGGAGCATATCCAAAGCATCAATGTCAGCCGTGACAACGCGGTTATTCTCTTCATAAGGCTGGGGCCGAAGTTTGCGGGAACGATCGACGAGCTGTTGCAATATCTGACGCCGCAGGAGGCCATTGCCCTGGCCGATGCCCTTGTTGCCTGTGCCCACTACAAGGAAGATATCTGATGGCGATCGCCGCTCCCGTGGCGCAATGGGAACCGGATGGGCCGTATTTCGACAATCCCTATGCCATCGAGGCCCTGAACGTCATCCCCAAGAAGCAGGGCTATGGTCCCGTCCCTGCCTTCGGCTCGGCGACCGGGGCGCTCAATGCCCGTTGCCAGGGGACGTTCTTCGCGCGCAAGAGCGACACGACGGGCGTGATCTTCGCCGGCGATGCGACCAAGCTCTATCGTCTGCCGGCGGGCAATACCGGCGTCTGGACGGATGTCTCGCGAGTAGCGGGCGGGGCCTACAACTGCCCCAGCGATGGCCACTGGTCGTTCGTCCAGTTCGGGACCAACGTCCTGGCCTTCAACGGCTCCGACGTGCCGCAGGTCTTCAACGTCGACAGTTCGACCAACTTCGCGGCCTTGGGCGGCAGCTCGCCGACCGCGCTTTATGCCGCCATCGTCGGCGACTTCGTCATGGCGGGCAATCTGGGCACCTTGGGCCGCAGTACGGTCCAATGGTCGGCGATCAACGATTGTACCAACTGGGTCACCTCGCAGCAGACCGAGGCCGACAACCAGATCCTGCCGGACGGCGGCAGCGTCCAGGCGCTCTTCGGCTACAACTACAGCGCCACGATCCTGCAGGAATTCGGCATCAAGGTTGCCACCTACGAAGGGCCGAACCTGATCTTCCGCTTCGCCAAGATCTCGGAGGGTTTGGGCTGCTCGATCCCCGGCTCGGCGGCGCAGTACCAGGATCGGGTATTCTTCTATAGCCATGCTGGCCTCTACATGCTGCAGGCGAATTCGGTCTTGACGCCGATCGGCGAGCAGCGGGTCAACGGCTGGTTTAAGCGCAACCTGAACCAGACCTATGCTTACCGCTGCTGCGCCGCCGTCGATCCGATCCGCGGCGTCTACGTCCTGGGTTTTCCCGACCAGCAATCATCGGGCGCCATCAACCATTTTCTGGTCTACAACTACATGCTTGACCAGTGGACGCACGGCCAGCCCGGCAATCTCGAATGGCTGCAGACCGGCGTGACGCAGGCGCCCTGGACGA